TTCAATGTACTTCCATAAGATAGATTTGCTGTTATTAAAAGGTTTTGAACCCTGCCAATATTTGCTTGAGGAAATGAGGTTGATGTTGGATCTGTCAAAAAATTAGTGGTTGGCACTGTATTTGTCTGCACCATAGGCTTATTTCTAGTGCTGCGAATTAGCGGATGGGCTGTGCAAGTGCCAGAATATGCGCCAAATGTCCAATAACCGCTTGGTGCGCTATATGCTTGATAAATAGGGTTTGTTCCATCAATACCGTCCAGTGTGAAGTTGTTGGCATCAACAAAGGTGATGGTATAATATAGATTGTTTAATGCTGTTGTTCCTACTATTCCGGTTATTGCAATTTCATCACCTGTCGCAAGTCCATGAGCTGCACTTGTAATTTGTATTGGATTAACTAAAGAGACCGCTGTTATGGCGCCATTTTCACCGCCATTGCTACCGTTCCCTGTTGCTAATGTCTCTTGGTATTGCCAATTGTACCAAACCCCATAAAATGACCAAGGGTCTTGGAATAAATTCACTTCACGTTTAGCAACATAGCAAGGCATCTCAATTGTAGTATAATGCTCACTGTCGAAAGGATATGTGTCTATTCCCCGTTGAGTATTGAACGTATATTTGTCTTTTAACTTTAGACTGCGAAATTGCGCTGGGAAGTCGTAAAGATAAAAGCTATTGATATAGTCAATGATCTGAGCATCCGTTAACTGGTTAGTTGTTGCCGAACCCGTTAATTTTCGGACTTTTATTATGATATCTGCCAAGGTTGCAATACTCATTCCACAAGCCTATTATCAAAACAATCGTTAAGGATCATTGTTGGGGAATACTCTGCTAAATTCACCCCTGAACTTGATGGAACTGCACAAGGGGGAGTTGTCTTAGCTAAATCACCAGGGACAACAAAAGGGGTGAAATTTGTACTATCAATGTCTAAAGTCACTGTATCGCTAGTAAGTCCTAGCACTTTCCCTCTTCTATTGTTTATCTCTTTCATTCCATAAGGTCGACTTACCCTAAGTGATATGTATTCATTCAAAACAAAGTTATGATCTGTTGTAAATGTCACTACTGCATGTTGTTCGTTCGTAATGTCCTCAATTAACACAACATTAGGAACGAACTCATTGGTAGTCATTAGAACATCTCAACGGGTGTAAATCTTACTCTTGATTGCACTTCATAAGTTGATGGCAATCCACGATCGGGTAATTCTCCATCTATTTGCGATGCGCCTTGTCCCTTCATCATTCCGAACTTACGTATCTTTTTCTTACAATTATTAAGATGCTTAACAATTCCCATTGGCAATTCAGTAATTTCTCCATGGGTTAACCTAATAGTTTTAATAGGCTCTCCTCTGAAGAAACGATAGCTAAAGTCTAGCCATCCGCCTTGAGCATCGATAAACTCAAACATTCCTTTGACCATCTTTTCACTTTCTTTTCTAAGCTTTTTAACTTTTTCATCATAAACTTCCGGTGGAAGCTTATTAACTTGCTTTCTTGAATGCTCTTTTACTTCCATTATTTTTCCTTTATTTAAAGAGGGGGTTTCCCCCCTCTATTTATTAGAATATATCAATTCTATAATCATCGTACTTTCTAGCTTCCCAACACCAAACATCACTTACATCTGAAGTAAATGAAGCAGTGTTAAATAGGTCATTACCAAATCTAATAAACCTTTGATTTCTGTTATCAAATGTGTCTAATAGATTCATGCCCGGAGGCTGTTGAGGTACTGTAGCGCTTGCATTGAATGGAACTACTCCAGACGATGAAGGTACAGCAACAGATGGACTTACTCCAGCCGCTGCAACTGCACTTGTTGGATATGAATAAGCAGATGTAATACCACTTGTATCAAGATCTAACAATACAGAAGATTCACTTGCTGTATTAACAACACTTAATACACGTGCTGCTTTGTTATTCATTGATGTCCAAGCACCCGAACCATATTCTTCAGGTATTCTTAAAGAGATAATTTCACCAGGGGTAAAATCATTAGCCACAGTAAAATATACTCTTGCTTGAGCTGCTCTTGTGATACCAGCAATATATTTATACCTAGGATAGAAACGTCCTGGAATAAATTTAAGCACTTGTGCTGCTGTTCCAGAAGCTGCAAATGTGTTTGCAGAGGCTGTAACTGCTGACGCCATCATACCTAAAGTAATACTAACGTTTGCTGTTACTGCAGTTACTTGAAAATCTAGTCCAGAGATTTGCTGCATAGTTGTTACACTATACATACGTACAATATCACCAACACTGATACCTGCTGTGCTTGCCATTGCTACAACAAAAGTTGTGTTGTTTGTTGTAGTTGCTGTCAAAGCTGCATAAGTTGGTGGATTTGCAGTATCAAAATATGATATTGCATCCGCTGTGCTTGCTGCTGCTGGCAAAATACGTGAAGTTAAGGCTGGATTAGTCGCGTCAGAGCTTTGCAAGATACCTCTTGCGCTATTCTGTGTCATCCCCTTAGCCCACCACCATTGGATAGCTTGAGCATCACTTGCCTCACCCCATCCTGTAATGGATCTGCAAATAACAAAATCAGGCTCTCCCATTCCAACTAGTGGAACGTTAACTCCTGTTACTGTGGTAGCATTCAAAGTGAAACGTCCACCAGCAATCATTTGATAAGGTAACATATTAGATCCTCCTTATATGCCGGTTGAGCGTAGGTTTTGAATCCACAGGTCGTTTGTAATACATTGGCCTTGATAACATTCTATTACTTTCGGTTGCCAACCTACTGACCCTATTTCTAGGGCGGAAGCTACTCTTCGGAAGCTTCTCTAGTGGTTTCCTCACTAGTCTTGACTGTCGCATATCCTTTCGGATTCTTCTCGCTCAGTCGATCACGGTATACAATAATTAGTCATTGTGATATTATCTTTATTAAAAAAGGAGTTCATATGTGGTCTAAAGAACAAATTGCGTATATGGCTGGCATTATTGACGGAGAAGGTTGTATCTATATTCAAAAAGTTAAAAGAGTTAACTGGTTTGATTATTTTCCAAGACTTCAAATCGTCAATACAAATGAACCATTGATTAGATGGATTCAAAACACCTTTGGAGGCAAAGTGATAACCAGAGATCGCAACCATGAAAATTCCAATTGGAAAATTCAACATACTTGGTACACAACACGTCCTATAATGGACAAATTGTTTCCTCTTGTTATCCCGCATCTTATTGTAAAAAGAAAACAAGCTGAACTTCTTCTTGAATTTCGTAAAACATTTACCGAAAAAGAATCTTATAGGGTCACCCAAGAGATTCTTGATCTTAGAGAAAAATATCTTAACGAGATTCGTTATCATAATAACCATTAATTATACTTCCGCCTTGTCACCATAATTACGCTGCCAAAGCATAATCACAGGCTTCCAAGTCAATCAGAGAAGATTTACCCTCGTCTATATCGTCAAACGAGCATCCTGCTGTATGCCGAAGCATGCAGGGGTCCGAGTTATAACCTGGTGGCAGATAGATAAACTTCATCTTACCGCCTGCTTGCCATACCACTTTGTAAGACTCTTTCGCAGCTACAAAGCAGTTTGCAACATCAGCACCCGCTAATGAGGCATTTGGTGTTACACTACCTTGAGATGACACAAAAACTCTGACATTGTTTACTCCACCCCATTCTGTAGAAAGCACGTTATCTACATTTGGGTATTGGAATTTACGTACAAACCCTTGGACGTTATTTAACACCGGAATCATACGTGTCGAGCACATCATTCCGTAGGCATCACCAATTGGTGATGTACCAATCTTTAGCTCGCCTGGAATCATGTTTGTGATGTATTCAGCGTCGTTATCTTGTAACAATGCCACAATATCATCCATGTCGCTAAGTGCAAGCTCTGTTGGCAAGTCACCATTCGAACCGCCTACTGAGTTTACCACGGAAGCTGTACTTTCTAGGTTGTCTCTCTGTAGGGCGTCCTGAGTTTCTCTAGCGGCTTGGCCTAAACGAGCTGCTGCTGAATTTAATATGGGATCCTCGTTAGTAATAGTAACCTGCCTGGTTAATACTATATATGTTGCATATACTCTACATTCTGTTACTTTATTAACCATATTTAGTTTATTCGTTAACTAATTATGGCGGGGAAACCTCTTCGGATCTCCCTCTCTATATTTCTATAGAGAGCAGACTTTCGCTTCATGCTTTTGCATGTCTACCCGCTTAAGTCGTTCAGGCCGTACACAATCTATTTGCTCTTTATGCCCATATACTATATATTTACTCATTGCAGTATAGAGGTTTATATGAAGAAAATTGATTGTTCTTATCTTGCTGGTTATATAGACGGTGATGGATGTTTTTACATGGATTATGTTAAGCACAGAAATCCACTTAAAAAACCTCATCATCGTTGTATTTTGAAATTTGCAAGTGTCACAGAATCCCAAATTAAATGGGTTTCTGAACTTTTTGGTTTTGGATACTGGAAAAAATCTGATACAAAACAGATTAAAAACAGTAATCGTAAACCAGTTTATGAATGCAATATCAGCGGAGAAAAACTTGATTTTGTTCTTGCTAAAATTTATCCATACTTGAAAATCAAAAAACAACATTGCGAGATAATGATGAAAATGCGAGAAACATATACCAATCCTCTTGGAGGCGGTGCTTGCACTGCTGTTCCAGATGATGTTTATGATCTTCGACATTCTTATTATCTCCAATTACGTTCTATAAATACTCACCAACAAGGTCAGTATCGTACTTGCCCCTTGTCACCATAAACTATGCAACTAGTTCGTAGGCTTCCAAGTCAATTAGGGCTGATTTATCCAGGGCTAGTGTGTCAACCCTGCAATCCACATCCACTCTATTCAACTGCTGAGAAGGTGGATTAGTTTGTGCATCATCTAGTGGGACTGGAAATAAATCCAATCGATCGTAACGGCTTTGTCTATCAATAAAGCCTTGGTTATCCGGCAACTCAACAGGCATAGCAAAAAGATTGTGAATCAAATTACGTTCTGGAGTTGACAGAAGCTTGGAATTATACCTCTGCTGAATTTGCGGAGGCATAGTAGAAATGGAAACTGTCATCTAAAACCTCAGTTTAATAACTGTAGCTTGCTTGACTTGCGTAACCCATCATCTCCTTATAAAGGTCTTTGTAATCTGAATCGGTCATCTTAAATGCTTGAGCCATCGGACGTTTGTCGTAAGCTTGAGGCGTTTGAACGGTTTTAGCGTTCTGCTCTAGCTTCTTATCAACTTCCTTAGCACGTCTTGCATCGGGGACTTTTTCAGATAACTTCATTGCTTTGATGTACTTATATGTCTGTACACCAATTTTATAAGGGTCTTTGAGTTCAACAATAGTTTGGGCAAGTTCAGGGTCTTTTTCTTCTAAAAGTGCCATTGTGTCAGCATTGACAACTTCATCGAAGTCACTGAAC